CCTGCTTCTTCCAAAGCGGTCTGAATTTGTCGGTTTAGGTCTTTATCATCTTCGACGACAAGTAGGCGCACACTCTCCCCCAATTCATTATAGTTTTAATCACAGGACCATTGAATAGTATATTCCTGTTTAGCATATTGACAAATCAGGGCAAAAGAAAAGTTATCAGTGAATTTTATTTCTTTCATTGATCCTCATTTTTTAAAGACATTGTATGATCAAAATAACGCCCCGGGTGATAGCTCTCTTTCCTCTCATCTTTCTTTTTCTTTAAACGGGGAAACATTACGGGTGCGAGGATCGAAATTATCATAGAAACGAACCATAGTTTTACTGTCATGATTTTTTCCTAGCTCCTTATACCTTTACTTCCATAGAGCGTCTTGTCAATTTGGTTGAGGCTCTTGCTCTGCCGTAAAGAGCCATTGAGGTGCCGGTAATGCCACCAATAATCTGGATGAGTTTTGCAACCGTATCGCCAAATTGCTGAATTAACTCAGCAGAAATATCAAGGCCAATGAAAGGACCAATTATAGGGAGTATGGTTGATAGTGCTGTGACGATCGTGCCCCACACAGTGAGGGATTCACCCCACCACTTTGATTTATCATTCATATGAGTAGTATTCATTTTTGGTTTTACCTTTCTTATAGGTGTCGAAAATTTTTCTGGGGGAAATAAATTATTAGCAAGATAGCGATTTGCGATCTCTTCTGTTTGATCCAGTCTGTTCATCCAGCCTTTGCCAAAGATGCTGAATTGGCGGAGATTTTTATAATATGAGCGCCGGACCGATATGAATTTACTCAGTGTCTGCTTAACGTAGCTCGCCTTTGCCTTTTGAATTGTTTCTGGACCAACCTCTCCATCGACTTCTGCCCCTATTGCAGTTTGCAATAGCTTTACCGCTCTTGAGGGGCCGTGATTTACAGCTGCATCAAAGAGGGAAATCGCAATAGGTAAGTGAAAATATTGACACCCCGCTTGTCGCCAATAGAGTTGTTCGTAGATTTTCGTTATTTGTGACTTTGTTAAATTTTTAAGCGCTTTGACTTCTTCAGTTGAGGTCTGCTCTATCAAGCCCTCTCTCACAGCTTTTTGGAAGGTGTTTAGTGTAATGCCTTTGTAGGTTGGGCCACCTGGGTCATCTTTATGATTTGACCAGCCTCCTTCCATTTTTAAAACGTGCTCTAAGGCAATATCAAAAGCTGATATTTTTTGATTGTTCTCATTCCCCCTATTCTGGTCTTCTTTTTTCTCACCTTCGATACTTGGCCAGCGAAGTCCTAAAAGCTTGTCTTTATTGTAGGCTGCAATTGAAACTTTATTATTTTGGTTACCTGACAAGAGTTGGATGTGGCTTTCGGTTTCATCCATGACAAAGCCAACATGGCCTAAGACTTTACTATTGCCTCTTTTAAAAACCGCAATTGTTCCTAATTTTGCTTTGTCGCACTTTTACCCCCAATCAAGATATGACCTTGCCATTAAACTCTTTGTACTTTTTAGATTTGATCGCTCTAACATGGCACCCACAAAGGCCGCGCACCAAGGGGTTTCATCTTTTGTAATGTCTGGGTGATCTACTTCTTTAAAATAGTTGAGAATCTTTGGATTTTCTGCCCCTTGACCGCTTTCACTAATTCCAAGTTCTTCAAGTGCGTATTGTAACCAAAGTGGCACGTTTGGTTTTTCATCATTTTTCATGAATTCACTCTAAATTTGGGGGTGTTTAATTGGTTTTGTTTTTATCTCGGTTAGACGTCACTAAAACCCAGAGGCGATGTATTCCTATCATCAAGCCAATTAACAAGGAGAGAGTTGTAAGAATGCCATTTAGTTCATTTAGCCATGCCCCCCATGCGGGTGCTGAGATGAGACTGCTGGCGATTATGCTGTCTTGCATAGTGCCTGTGGTTTGGATTGGCTGTTGGTTGATTGGCATTCACACTCCTAAAATTATTTTCAATTTAGACAAGAGTTATGATCGCTTCTCCTGGTGAGCCGCGACCGTAAATTTCAGATAGTTGGTATATTCGGATGGTATAGCTAGACTGAGGACTGCCCCAGTCTGTTGCTTGATCAAGTGCTGTATAGGTCACTTGTGTGGTGTTTGCTTCAAGCGTTCTAACTGGTGTGGCCCCATTTAGAATTTCAATTTCATATTTTTCAAATTCTTCACCAAGGGGGACTTCATTTAGTTCCCAACTATCACCCCCTATGCGGCACCGTCTAATCCAACTGATTAACAGGTCACCATTATTGTCCGTTCCTTTAATGTGAACCGGGCTGAAGGGTTTGAGACCTCTTTTGGTAAAGCTTTGCGTGGTTGTTTGAAATGAAGGATGGCCTAAGGGATATTGCGCTGCTCCATATCTCCAATTTAGCTCAAGCCCAACTTCATCTATTGTCAAGTTGGCTTGTGATAGAGCTTCATCAATCATGATAAAACTTGCCCCTGTAGTTGCAGGCTGTTCCAGAGCATCTTCTGTTCCGCCTTGAGCTCTTAAGAGGCCTGATAATTCATATGAATTAGGAGCTATCAAACTTGCTTTCTGGAATTGTAAAATTTCCCATAAGCCATTGTCATGTTTTAAAGCGGCCAGATTTCCACCGGCAAAAAGTGCTTCTTTTTCAATTGAGCTTAATTCACCATAATCCAGTTCGATTTGTAGCTTAGTTCCATAATCCCAGCGCCCTACAGGGCCTGAACTCATAATAGTATTCAACGTTGTTCCCATACGTGCGGGGGCATTCAACAAAGTATTTAACTGATATGAGTCTTCAGTTGGAGAGGCGTATACAGCAACACTGCCTGGCCAAGGGTCTTGAAAGGCACCTATGAATGGCTGGTGCGGTGAGAGATCATCTCTCAATAAAGGAAAATCATAAAACTCAACGTTAGATGGTCCATAAATGGTAGGTAGAGCATTTTTTGGCAGTGTCGCTGTGTTGATTGGTTCTTCATATAAATTTTGATCAATAGATTTGCACTGTATTGACCTATAATATTGATCATTAATCTCTGTAATACGAAGTTCTTTTTCATTGTTATCATAATTTAAATAGACGCTGTCTGTTGGCTCTAGTGCCATTAAACTTGGGGGCAAAGAGAAAGTACCTTCTTCACGCGATGCCCAACTCTCATGGACCCATTTGTTGGCTATAGATTGAACAAGGTCTACATCCATCACAATAGGAAGATCTGCTATCGCAACACGATTGGTATTTCCAATCGTTTGCTGGCCTTCCAAAGTTCTTTTTTGATATTCTTGCTTTCCATCTAAGAAGGTAATTTTGGCCGATCGTGGCAGTTCAGTTTCTTGTGCTCTTGTAATTTCAAAAAGGGGTACGTCTTCTTTTATCTCAGCGAGCTGGTCTTTATTTAATATTATTTCTGTTTGGCTTTTCGCTCTATGACGAAACTTGATACGTCCTTCACTCTCATAACTATCGAAAAAATGTGAGAGCTCTAGTGGCTGTATGGCATCACGTGCTGGCATAATGCGATCTATCACATAACCATTGATGGTCCCTTCTAACTTTGGCTCATCGAACTGATCAAATCTATAATCTTCCATAATTTGTTTTACCAAAGCGCTTAAGGAGATGCTTCCTGTACGCCCAGTTAACCAATGTCCCTTTAACCAGTTTTCTCCATCCCCCCAGATTTCAGTATTGGCTGGAAAAGCTGGAAATGGCCGTGCGTCCCAAGTGTAAATATAAATACGCTCAGGATCGACCATACGACCGGAATAGCCGGTTGATTGGGGATTGTTAGCTTCTTGAAAATTTTCTGACCCTGGCATGAAAAACTGATTGATAGCTTTGATATATTGTCGCTGAATATAATCGTCTCGCCCACCATCAGAATGAAAGGGAAAAAAGCTTTCTGAACTTTTAGGATCAACAAAAACGTTTGGCTGGTTGCTTCCTAAATGAATAGCAGGGCATCCCACCTCCATTAGCCAAATTGGTTTTGATTGCGGCACCCAAGCTGTTGGAGTTCCCTGCTCGGTGCCAGATGGTCTGTTATAATGTTGGTTGCTCCACCAGGATGTAATATCTTTATACCTAAACACCCATGGTTTATTCAGACCATCAGTGATTGGTGTTCTTACCTGATTTGTACGATCTGTTGAATTGGCATAATACCAATCATAGCCTTCACCACCTTTAATATTACCTTGCAAATAGTTTAAATCATAAATTGATTTATAGTGGCTTGCATCACTATGATCGCTTCCCTTGCGCCAATCTGATAATGGCCAATAACAATCTATGCCAATAGCATCGATATCTGGTGCGCTCCATAAATCATCTAAGTGAAAATAGACATCGTTTGACCCATCAGTTGGCTGATAGCCAAAATATTCTGACCAGTCAGCTGCATATGTGACTTTGCAAGATGGCCCTAAAATTGTTTTCACATCACTTGCTAATTGCTTTAAAGCACTGACAAATGGAAAATTATTTGCCCCATCACGAATGGTGGTTAACCCTCTGAACTCGGAGCCGATAATAAAACTCTCAACCCCGCCGGCTGCTTGGCATAAATGTGCATAATGCAAGACCATGCGCCGCCAACTCCACTCAGTTGTCCCCTGATAAGTCACGGTTTCATTGTTGACTGTGAAGTCATTCACACCAGCTTGACCAATGAAGCTAGATAAGTCATTCACTGCTTGTGAGGTTTTGTCTGGGGTTCCGCTATTGCCTGGTGCTGGGTCAACTGTGATGCGCCCGCGCCATGGATAGTTAGGTTGAAATAAATTGGTTGTATAAGGGTCTGGTAAAGCATTATTTGCAGCAATATCCATTAATAAAAATGGATTGAAGGTTACATTGAATCCGCGCGATTTTAGATCTGTTATCGCGCTTATTACAGTTTCATCTGATGGCGTACCTCCATAAGCTGGCCGACCACTATCTAAGCTGGTAACTGCTGCAGTTGCTCTTGTCACATTTGAAACTAACCACTCTCGGCCAATGACCAGTTTCTCAGCACTATCAACAGCAGGCCTGACTTGGCAGTGATCCACTCTTAAGTCTGTGCCAAACCAACTCACAAAAAGAGAAATGTTTTTAGCGTTTGGCAAGTCATCTTCTAGTTGGTCTATAGCCACATCCCAGTCAGATTGCCCTTGATGTGTGTGAGTGTTAATGGTTTCTGTGTAACCGTGCCCCAGATCTTTTAAAAGCTCATCATTTTCATAAACATATTCCCCAGCACTTGGAATTAAAGTGATGGCCTTTATTTCATTTTCAAAATCATCTAAATTTCTAAAGATTTCAAAATTTAATTGGGGAATTCTGTTGCCAAAATCGGCTAAGGGTAACCTTTCAAATACGATATAACACACCCCTCTATAGGCAGGGGCGTTCTCACTTCCCTCTTTTGTTTCTATTAAACTGTCTGGTTGCTGTGTGTCACTGCCATTGTAAAATCTATAAGTGTAATTTGATAAATTTAATTCTTTGCCATTTGCCCAGACTTTACCCAAACGCCCAACGTGCCCCTCACAAAGAGCAACAGCGAAATTTGCATAATAATTATATGTAATCCTTTTCGACGTTGAACTGGGGGCTCCACCTCCTTTGCCACCACCGCTTTGTCCTGTACTTTGGGTTCTTGTGATTATTTCTTCTTCGAAATTCGTTGCCCAAATTATTTCCCCGCCAACCCTGGCGGCTCCATATACTCTTGGTATGTGACTGCCTTGCGAGGATGTTGTAACATTTAAATCTGAAAGGCGCGGGCCTTCAGATACTCTTTGCTGTCCTGATGTACCAAACAAGGCTTGATCAACATAATTACCTGCAAAAGCGCCCACAGCCCGCCCGAGAGCGGCCCCTGTAATCGGGCCAATTGTTGGCAGTATTGATCCGCCGACGGCACTGCCGATAGCGCTAAATGCGAGAGTTGCCAAATTGCATTCCTCTTAAAGCTTGAACTTGAAATTTATTGAGACTGTTAAAAGTCTAGATGTTTTCAGGAAACCTAAAAACAGCAGCTAAGTGCCTCTGCCACCATTTATTCAAATGAACCTCTTCAACCTTAGCCCCCTCGATTGCATGGATCATTGTGTCGGAAGTAACTTGGATGGCTGTGTGTTTCGCAATCATCCATTTTCTAAATCTAAAAATAAGAACATCACCCGGCTTTCGATCACCTATCTTAATCAATTTTAGATGCTCATTGGCGGCTTCAATCAGTGTCTCTTGTTTTGTTTCTTCAGCCCAGTCTTTCGTATAGGGTTTTAAGGGGCCTGTTTTTTTCTGGTATAATTCTTCATAAACCCCACGAACCAGACCTAAACAATCACAGCCTACCTGTTTCACACTTTCTTGATGGTGATACGGGGTTCCGATCCAGGACTTTGTTAATTTGATAATCTTGTTTTGGTGTTCGCTTCGTTCATTTGCATTAGTTACATTATTTACGCCGATTGCTTTATTGGTTTTGACTTGAACCATCTTGAGAGCTGTCATCCTGGTTTGGTGTTTTTATGATGAAGTCATTGCCAGGTATGTGAGGAAACCCACGGAAATTTATTTGGTTGTTAAACTTAAATTTGCAGGTTCCAAAAACTTTGTCACACCCGGCTGTTATTTTAAATTGGTCGCCATTTTGAATAGGAGCCCCTAATTGCTGCCAGAGAGTGATTAAACTTTCACTTTCTGAATAATCTGAATGCCCTTTTATCTCAGCTTTCGCCCCTTGATTACCACCCGTTAACCACTCAACTATGCCTCCATTAAACCAAGCAGAAGAATAGCTCCCTAAATCGGTTGTCAGAAAAGAATGGGATGATTGACTTGAGGATACAACCGCGGTCGTGGAAAAATTTGCTGTATCCAAATTAACGCCGCATCTCGTGTCCCCTAATTCGGCATCACATGATTGCTGGTATATGCGGCCTTGAGGTTGTTGGAGATTGTGTGCAAGGCCGCGCATTTCTGCCATGAAAGTCAGGTCACCTCTTTTCACTTCTCCGACATTGCCTACTCGCTGTAAAATACGCTCTGAGGGGTTTGACCAATTGACTAAATAGAGTTCTATTTCTGCGTTGTCATACAACCCGTTTGTTAGATCAGCCTCATTTAAATTTGAAGAGGAAAGCGCTGAATGGATTTCGGTGTTATCAACTGATAATCCAATGCGTGAGACAGCCTCTGACCCGATAAAGCCACTAGCGGCCTCATAGACCACACCATCAAACTCTATGTTTTCATCATGATCCGTGAAACCTTTTATAGTGTTATCATTTCTGGTTAGTTTCCAGCAGTTACAGAGCGTTGTCGTGCCGCTTTTTAAATGAGCTTCAAAATCAGGTGGGAGTGATCTCATATTCGGACCTCAACAACAGGTATGTTTGGAATTTCGCCCGCTTTAAATCTGGAAAGATTGATTTTTAATTCATCGGTATCAAAGCGAACGGGGACATCATATTCAAAGCCTGCCCTGATCACTTCTCCATTGGCTGGGATTGCCCCTGACAGGAATGTGATGAGACCTGTGGTGTAATCAATGGTGTAATCAGTGGTTTCGTTTTTTAAATTGCTATCAACACTAATTTGCACCGTTCCTTCAACGGGCTTATTGATAATACGGCTATAGGGAGCGTAAGTGCTGCCATATGTTTTTTGCAACTGAAACTCTGTCTCGATACCGTTAGCTGTTGCAATGAACTGATCTTCTCGTGTTATGGCTTGCAAAGGAAGAGTTGAGCTATAATCACATTGGTCTTTCCATCTGAAGCCATAGAGTTTACCGCGGCGTTCTTCAAAGAAGCTAATAACATCATGCAAATCATCTAAACTCTTTACGCCATAGCCAGCATCATAGTGCCGTCTACTATTTGCCCAGCGGGTGTTTCGCTCCTCATGTCCTGAGCCTAGCACCACAATTTCGGTTCGCCGTTCGGGGCCACCGCTACTACCAAGAGAAATGGCTGTTGGGAATCTTACTTCATGAAATGTCAAAAGAATGTCCTTTTAAAGGATTATAGATTGCGATTGCCGCGTGAAGTGATGCGTTGCAGTGTGGCCGCGATTTCACCTTCTGAACGTCTGAAACTTTCAATATCTGTTGCAGCGATATTGACATGAATGTTCATTGGAGCAGCGCCCGCTGATCGAACGCCAAGCTCTCCGTTTGCGCTTCTTGTGAGGGGTAAAATAGCTTCTGGTCCGGCCTCTCCAGCTACGCCAATATTGCCGCCCCCTAAGGGAAAAGCAGCAGGAGAACTTAAGACACCGCCGCCACTGCCTGCAAATGCCCCCCCTTTTGCGAAACCGAATATTGAACCAAAGAGGGAACTTGCGCCGCTATCAATTCCTTGGGAGAATAGATCTTCGACAGGCTTGATCGCGCTCGAAAATGCTCTTTTAGAAATTTGTCTTGCTAGAGATTTAAAAACATTTTCAACATCTTTACCTTTGAAAATAATATCTTCAAATGAGCTTGTTATTGATTTACCTAAACTCAGACTCTCACTATTAAGTAATTTCAATTCTTCTCGAGCTTTTTTAGTATCTGCTTGAAATAGCATTTTATGGACAGTTTCAGTTTCTTGCATAATCTCTGTTTTTCACCTTCATTGGATCCAGTTTCAATCCGGAAACCTTTGCATTAATTCATCAAGCGTTTTTTTCGAGAGTGGTTGATAATCATGGTGGCCGATGAGACAATTTAGTTGGCCTTCAATGGCGCATTTTAGTTCTTTTGGTGTGGTGCGCCAAAACTCTTCTGGCGAGAGTTTTAATTGGCCGAGACCAATACGCATTAAATCTTGCCAGGGCAGGAACTGGTTCGGTGCTGATGGTTTATCACTGTTTTCCAAAAATTAGCTCGATGTATTAAATGTCGCATTTAAGAGGTTTGCGATGATTTCAATATAAGATTTAATACCGTTTTCGATTTTCATCGCAGCGACATCTTCTTTTGAAATATCAGCGCCTCCGCCCTTTAAACCAGCAGCCAAGATTGTGATGATGTCATTGGTTTTTATTTTGCCATTTTGAAACCGCTCTATCACGGCTACCAAATCTTCACTACCAAAGGCTGTTTCCAGTTCAGCTAATGCGCCCAGTGTTAAACAGAGCGGATATGCCTTACCCTCTAAAATCACTTCAATTTCACCGCGCTGGCTGTTGGCCATTTAGCCCTCCCTTATATGGCTGTAAATGTTATTGGACCGGCTGACTCTAAAGTGAGCTCGAAGGAGAGCTCATTGTTATGCCCGCCAGAATATTCAAAGCCTGAGATTTGAAACAGACCTTGCAGGGTGCCAAAATCCGGGATTGTGAGCTCCCACTCTCTAATCGTCGCATTGAAAAAGTATGAGCGAACGAGCTCATCTGAAGCTTGATCTTTAAATATCCCGCTGCCAGAGACACGCGTGGATTTGACACCGCAGGCCAGTAGCTCTCGCCATTGGTCCTGACTGTCTGCATGGGTGATATCAACAGTGTCGGTATTAAACGAAATGGTTTTTGTTCGAAGGCCGGCTACTGTGGTAAATGTTCCAAGACCATCAGCATTGATTTTTAAAAGTAAATCTTTGCCCTTTTGAGCGCTCATTTAGTTATCTCCTTTGTGGGGTAAGACATTTTTTTAATTAGGTTCTGTGACCATGCGGTATCTGGTAATGCCGTGGATGGTTTCACCGTCCGGGTCTCTTCTGATTTCATTAAATTCAAACACTTGATTGACCAGGGAATGGTTTGTCATGATTAATGAAGCAGATCGAATGGCTTGCTCGATAGCGATAATGATTTCTTGGGCTAATTTGCGCCCTTTATTTTCTGTCCAGCTATGCAGGGTGATGATATGTTCTCTGCCCTCTTCTGTGCTGGTGTCCCATTCACGCTCTAGGGTCATACCGATGGTGATGTAGGGTGGCTTTGTGCGTTGGGGCACATGATCATAAATCTTTGCCCCGCCTAATAGATTGATTAGATCAGTATTTGTGCTCAAGGCTTGATATAGAGCTTGTTGTAATTCTAATTTTGCTGTTGTTGGCATAAAACACTCTCATTTCAAATGTGTGTGTCTTTGAACTAGGCCAGAAACTTATAAATTAACCGTTTTTGGTAAGAACCAATTTGGTTGTATATTTTGCAACATTTATGCGCTTCAGATGCCCACATGGCATCCGCAAAATATACAACCAAATTGGCCTTATCCTTTA